AACCAACTTAGAGACGCTGTTCGAGAGTTCGTCTGTAGGTGTAACCTGAGACATTTTTATATATAAACTATACCTATATTCTTTAAATTAATTAACACAATGGTCTACGCATGGTATCGGAAGCAATAGTAGAGTTGTTCCACACAAATGGTTCCTTGGTGTTTGGTGGATCGGCACGGATTTGTTGGTTGGCGTTTCTGAGGGCACCACTGACTGTTTCTGGGAACCCAACTTGGGCTCTTGGTTCGAGAAAGTTTTGACCGGCAAGAACATCTTCTGGTGCAAATTCACCGAAGTCTTCTTGGGAAGCAACTTCACGTGGGAGGAGGGACGACGCGAGACCAGTACCGGCCTTCATTTCACACGCTGTTCCTGGTTCGGATGGACCGACATCGGCGCCGTACCCGGATGGGGCATACATAGTTTCCTCGACGGAATACATGGATTTTTTGTTGTTCGCGAACATGAAATAGATTACGGTCGCAATGGCAAGGGCAATCAAAACCTGTCTTGGAGAGACTTTGTTCATCTTCATCATCATCTTTATATACTATCAACAATTTTTTTTATTCTGAATCCTGAATCATGTACTGGTCTGGGTATGTTTCCTCTTCTTCAACTTCAACTTCCGGTTCTGGAATTTTTTCTTCATGAATTTTCATTTGGACAATATTCCATGTTGGACCAAATGCCTTTTTCGCGAACCAAAGTCCTGAAAATTCCACGAGTACTGTACACCTCATACCAACACTTATTGAACTAAATTCAACACTTTCCTTCGCATGATCGAAAACACGTGTTGCGGAAATACGATCAGTTTCGAGATTTTCACTCATAGTGTATGCTCCCGAAATTGTCTTTTCTGGAAGTTCTTTACCAAACCAAGTTTTACTATTTTCCAATGCAGACTGAATATTGGTGACATGGACAGTTTCGACCTTCGCCTGATTATCATCACCTGTAACTTCAAATGATACTTCACCTGTTTCCAGGTCGACATCAGATACAGAAACGTCATTCAATTGAATAAAGTATCGCTTTTTTTCGTCGTTTAATGCTTGAGCATGGTATAAACCATCTTCACCTTTTGAGAGAGTATCGTAAATCATTTTGTATATTGCATTGGTCTCAATTCTTTAACCCAATAAATGGTATCATTGCTGATTTTTCAAGAATTGGTTTTGGAACCCATTTATCTCTAATTGGTTTAAATCCGTAAAGTGTTTCTTCCATTTTGATATTTTTTGGTAAATTGAGACTCGACGTACTATTTGGCCTGAAATCGTATTCATTTTTGATGTATGAATGGGTTGTATTGGGTTTCCATGTAAGTGAGTTTGTGTTAAAACGACTTGCACCACTCGACTGTTTAAACCCTGGTATATTAAGCGTGTTTACTGATGAATCTAAACCATAAACAATCTGTTTCGTTAATTTATCCCTGGATGGTTTTGATGTATACCTAACGTATTTTGAAGGATCAACACGTTTCGCCTTTTGTATATTTACACTTTTAACGTATGTAACTTTCTTTGCTGGTGTTTTAGCTGTCTTGTGTACTAATTTTAATATATTTTCCATGGGTTCTGATGCTTTGATTGGTTTTTTAGTTATAATACGGGCTAATTTTACCATACGTTGACGATCCTTTTCTTTCTTCTCTGGACGTAACCCGAGTTTTTGCATAAGGTATATATCATCAGTTAAAAATGTTTTACCTGCAACGTATATCTTATTATTAATAACCATCCTGTTTGTAGATTGATTACGGTAAGTAACACCCCTTTTACGCGTTTGAATAACTTCATACCCAAATTCATTTGGACGCATAAATGCAATATCCAAAATACCTCCTAGATTAATAGGTATAATACGTTTTTTCTCTGGTGAATACCATCGAACTTTTAAATCGAGTGTAAATAATTCAACATCAATAAATACGTTACGTTTTGATGGTTTATTGTTTTTACCACCTTTTAGTTTCTTTATCAAACTGTATCGACGCGTTACGTAAGGACCAGACTCACCAAAACGCAACCCTATAAATTTACCAATTTTACTCTTTTTTGATAAAATACGATCACGAACGCGAATATTTATCTTCTTTGATATTTCACCGAGCCTATTCCATAAAAGAAGTTTAACAGCTTGTAATTTACCGAAATACTTTTCATCTGGTTTCATACGAGGTGCAAATTTTGTATCTATATCACTTGTAATGACCTTATCGTTACGGTCCATATATACGTTGAACGCTTCACCGCCACTAATGATAATATCACCCATTGGTTTTAAAAATACTGTAAGTTCACTTATCACTTCATATATAATATCACGTATCGAATCAGTAACAACCACATAGGCCATTTTTTCAAATGACTCCTTTGAATGCACACGATTTACACGATTTCTAAATTTTTTTAATTCATCCTGTTCGTAATATTTCTTTAAAACTGGATCACCAAAAAATAAATTTTTATTCATGAATTTCGAAACTGTAGTTTCCGAGTAAATATTCTCGTCCATTATTATATAACGTATATAATAAATATGGAGTGTGAAGATACATGTCGATGTTATGCTGATTATGATACACCATACCCACATAATGAGCAAACGTGTGGTACTCGTAAAAAGGGGTACATAATTCCATGTAAACCAAAATGTTGTGCTGGTGGATGTCCAGCTCCAGATAATGATTTATACCCCAGACAACCGTATGGGTTTGGGTATCTATATCCGATGCGTATAGATAACCTTTTTAAATTTATGTCATTGACGGTAATTATTCTACTTGTTCTCAGTACATATCTATCGTTCCAAAAATAGACTTAAAGATTGATGGCATAAGTAATATATAAAATGTCTATTGAATCCGTACTCGAAGAAATCACCGCTCTCAGAAACGATATCAAAACGCTCTCTAAAATCGTCAGAAAGGTTAAGGCGAAACAAGACGACCCTAACGGGGAAAAGGCGGCTAAGCGTGCCGAAAACAACGGGTTTAACCGCAAGCAAGTCATCTCCGAAAAGCTTCGTGTATTTTTGGAATTGCCAGAAGGTGAATTGGTCTCTAGAAGTACCGTAACGCGCGCCATTAACAAGTACGTCAACGACAAGGGGTTGAAGCATCCGGACAACGGTCGCGTTTTGGTACTGGACGATAAGTTGCGTGATTTGCTCGAACCACCAGCTGAAACCCAAGTCACGTTTTTGAATTTGCAAAAGTACTTGAGTCCACATTACAGTAAGCCAGTCGAAACGGCTTAAAAAATACATACATACTATATATAAACCATGTTAATTGACAGACAATCTGTAGAATTACTTGTTGGTACAAAAATAACTAAATTAGATTTGTACCAAAAAGCTTTTAGACATAAATCCATACTCAAAGAAGATGAATCTCTAGATGGATCATTTGAAACACTCGAATTTATCGGGGATTCCGTATTAGGTTTTGTCATTACGAAATTTTTATTCGATCGATATGAAAATAGGCAAGAGGGGTTCCTTACTAAAGCGCGTACAAAACTCGTAAGAGGTGAAACGTTAGCCGATATTGCAACTAAACTTGGTTTATATAATTGGGTTCAAATGGATGAAAAGGGTATGCGTAACGAATGGTTCAAGAACCCTAAAATTCTTGAAGACGTTTTCGAGGCACTCGTGGGTGCGATATACATGGATCTTGGGTTACTTCATGCAAAACAATTTATTTTGACTATATACATGAACCCCGAATACGTTAATATGAACTCTATTATGATTGATGATAACTTCAAGGATCACCTCATGCGTCACTGTCAAACCAATAACCTTTCGTTACCCGAATACCGTGTTTTAAATCACGAAAATGGTATTTTTTACATTGACGTCTATGTCGATAACGTATTTTTGGGTAGAGGACACGCTAAGAACAAAAAACAAGCTGAACAAAACGCAGCAAAACGGTTTTTCTACCCACCACCTCCACCACCGGGTCCTCCTCCGACGAAACCATACTTAAACAGTAGACCCTTTTAAAATGTATAATTATGAGAAAATATTTATACATTGCGAGTGGTGTTATCAGTACTATACTAGTATTGAAATTATTGTTTAGAAAACCACCGCCACCGTCACCAGATTATTCCGATTTACCACCACTGGAAGACCCCGATGACTCTTCGTCCGGAGAATATATTACAGTTAAGAGAACATTAACTTCACGTGCTAACACATACCAAAAAGACGAGGTTCTTAAACGACCTAAGTTATCACACATGTTAAAAGATGAACTTATTGAAGAATGTACGCGACGAAATATCGCAACTATAGGAACTGTCCGTGTTTTACGTGAACGTTTACGTCTCGCACGCGAAGAGGAAAAACAGGCTTAAAAGTGTTATAGTATAAATATTTAACATGCATCCAAATGTTCAAAAATGGTTAGATTTTGAATATGCACCACAAAAATCACAAGAATGGTTGGATCTTAGAATGGGTATGCTTACTGCTTCGGACGCTGCTTCGGCTATAGGGGTAAATAAATATGAAACACCACACCAACTTCTTTTAAAAAAATGTGGTAAAGGTGAGCCATTTTTTGGTAATGAGGCAACTCGACACGGGGAAAAATACGAAGACGAGGCACGTATTTTATATGAACAACGACACGGGGAAGTTGTTCATGAATTAGGGTTGTGTCCACACCCGAAGTACCCATTTTTGGGTGGATCTCCCGATGGTGTTTCTGAATCAGGTAAACTTGTAGAAATTAAGTGTCCCATGATGCGTGCCATAGATGATAGTGTTCCCGAACACTATATGCCACAGTTACAATTGTGTATGGAC